GCTTTAAAAGCGTCCTGTTTAGCTTTGTCCGAAGGCAATCCCTGCGTTGCAACATACCCGGCGGCCTCAATTGCTAAAGCCTTTAAGGAATTAAAAGCCGCATTCGCGCTTGCGCTTAAAAGTTCCTTTAAAAATGGCTCAGCCAAGTTCCACATCTTAAGAATTAACGCTCCAGTCCTGTTAAACAACCCTTTAAACCACGATATTAAACCCATATTTACTGCGCCCCTTTCTTTTTGTTTAAACTATCCCTGATCTCTTTTTCACAATCTTCCTTTGTTGCCGTCTTGCCCCACTGATTAAAATGGGGAAGATTTTCGTCTCCTGGCCAATCCCTTTTCCAAAAGAAGAAAAATCCTTTTCTCGATATTCCTTGCCACCAGTTCTTTAAAAAACTCACTTACGCTCCTTATTTGTTTTGTCTTCTACCCAAATGTTCTTTATCCCCTCAAAGAACCCAGTAGGTTTAGTTCCACAAGCTAACTGATCCAAAGGTGCAAGAATAATACGCGCTGCTGGATAGATTATTGTGAGTCCTATTTTTCCTAATACTTTAAAAATTATCATATTACTCCTTTAACTTGCTGTATGGCATCAGCCACCAATGCCGGGGCCTGCTTAGTAACATCGATGTCAGGAAGCTTTTCAGCCACCTTATCAACTATTTTCTCAATCACCCACCGGGTAATAAAATTTAATTTTATTGCCCCCGTTTTCTCGGCGCCACTAATGGCCACCATCGCGATCTCTTTGCGCTCTTCCCGGGTAATCAATCCGTCTGCCGCGGCCTTTTCCACGTTTTTGATTATTGGCTGAACCATAGGAGAAAGCTTTGCCCATTTGTCAACACACCAAGCAATAACGCTTTTAATTTTTAATATGGCCACTCCTATTACTGCTAGTGCTTTTCCTATCTTAATCATTTTCCCTCCTTCTTTATCCGCCATTAAAGTTATCTGCTGTTTCGTGGAATTCCTGTCTGGATACTAAACGTCCGAGGCACCTGATCCATTCTTTACCGCAGGAGCACGTATATAACAATGCCGGCAGGCCCAACTTTCTTTCTATTGTTGCGCCACAGTCCGGGCACTTGATTTCGTGATTATCAGTGTTTGAACCCATTTATTCTACTTACTCTTTAATATAACCGTTAATTCTTCCCAACGCTTGTTCTGTCTGCTTTAAACTACTGGTAATAATATTCATTTGATCTGCTAATTTCTCGTGTTCAGCTTTTTGATATCTATGCGCTTCCTCTGTCGCTCTCCTTGATTCAATGGAAGATTGATTGTGTAATTGAATAGACTGGTCTAATGACTCTAGTCTTCTTATCCAGGTTTCCCTTTCAGCATTATGTTGGGTATTTATTTTATCTACCCATGCCATTACCCAAACAAGCAAGCGCCAAAGAAAAACAAATAAGATCGCAATTATTACCCCTGCTAATCCATACTCAGTTAATTTAGCCCAAAAAGAACTCGGTTCCATCTTCTATCTCCTGGTTGTGACTCATTAATAATTTAATCCTTTGTAAACTAACACTTGGTTATGATGACATTACCAATAAACTATAACTAAACCTGCTGTGCCTAGTGTTCCACCAGAACCTGCTGCTCCAGGAGTTCCAACAACCACGGAAACATTTCCTGTTACCGCAACTACCCCTTCTGAATACCCACCACCGCCTCCAGCACCACCTTCAACCCCATTGCCACCTACACCGTAAGTTCCTTGTAAAGTAGATAAATATAATCCAAATCCATGTCCGGGAGAAGTATTTTCTGAACCCGCTGTTCCAGTAATGTTGAATGAACCCCCACTACCACTACCTCCGGCACCTGGTGCTCCGACACCACCTGCCCCTCCTATAATAGTTACCGCTGAACCCGGGAAAGAACTGTTTATTCCTGGTTGAGATGGAGGGTTCATCCCTCCTGTTGCTTTTCCTGTACCACCCGGACCAAGACACTTAACATATACCTTTGTTATCCCTGTTGGTTTAGTCCAAGTTCCGGAAGAAGTAAATACTTGCATCCCTGTATATCCACCTGCACTCAATCCCGTCAACAGACTCCCATCCAACGCAGGAATTTGTGCAGAACCATTTAATATTACTGCACCGTTAGCCTGATTAACTGCGCCGGTTGGCACCACTACCGCATTAGCCGTATTAGCCGCCGCAGTTGCTCCTGTGCCACCGTTGCCTACTGGAAGCGTGCCGGTTACCATATTAGTAAGCCCTACCTGCCCCACACTCCACGCCGAGCCATCAGTAGTAAGCATAACCCTATTAGCTGAACCGCCTGCGCTTGTGATCCCTGTGCCACCGTTGCCTATAGGTAGAGTGCCTGTTAATATCGCTGTCGCTAAATCAATTTGAATTAAACCGAACGTAGAACCGTTTGTCGTACCTATAACTCTATAAGCAGTACCACCGGCAGAAGTAATCCCAGTTCCACCGTTGGCAATACCAAGTGTGCCAGTGATCGCCGAAACACTAACCTTGTCTGCCGTAGTAATCTGCGCTAGTTTAGTATCAACGATTGCCGCAGTTGGTGATACCTTTGCGTTAGTAATAAGTAACGCAGCATCCGTGCCTAGCGCTATAGCATCATTGTTTGCCCGGATGAGTGCTGGAGTGTCTTTTAGTTTTTCATTATCCGCAGGTTTAGCTGCATTCCACGCACAGAATCCGTTGGTTGCTAATAATAAACTCAATCCAATTGCTAAAAATAGTTTTCTCATTTTATCCCTCTCCTTGTTCTGCAACAATTTTAGCTTCTGCCAAAATGCTATTTATGTTTTCTAAAGTTATCCCACTGTTTATCCCTATTGTTTTCGGTTTACTTATTGAACCATTATCATTAACTTTATACTGGAGTACTCCAGTGTTGTAAGTTCCGTCTTGGTTTGTATCTACTATTAATTTAATCGGTATTATTATCTTTGGCATTTTTTATCTCCTTATACTCCGTGGATATGGATACGGAAAGTTCCTGTTACCGCAGTTCCATCAAGTTTATAAAGTTTTATATTAACTCCTGTCGTACTTAATCCGGTTTGTTTCCAAACAAAACCATCTCCGGAAAGTATGGTTATATTGATTGCCGGATTTTCGTGGAAAGTTTTAGCAAAAGTTATGTCGCAGCCGCTGCCCGCAACAGTAACCTCTCCATCTTGAAATTCATCTATATCCGGTAAATCTGCAAAATAATTGAACTCCGAACATTCTAAATCTTGAAGGGTGCTTGCCCTGGTGAGCGTCATTCTTAATTGAAAGTATCGGCATTTGTAGTCACCGGCCTGCCACAATACCCAATCCGACCAATTAACATTATCCTCGCTTGTCTTAATCTCAAACGAAGATGCTCCTGCTATTTCTGTTCCAGAATATCTAATAGTATCCGGTATATCTAAAAAGGTTTGTTCTCCGAAATCCTGCCAAGTATCTTCACCTGCTACTGTAATTAAAGTATTAACGCCTATCTTAAAAGTAGCCACATAACCAATATCCCTAACCGGCGTAACATAAGTTCCAGATAAAAAAGTAGCATCTATTTCAAGATTATCCCCTACTTTTGAAACATTACTTTTAGTGCCACCCCACGCTGTTTGCTCAGAGTAACTTTGAATAATATTAGTAAAAGGAATGTTGTCTATGGTTACTATTGCTTCTTTTGGAGTAGCAGAGTAGTTGCCGGTAGTGTCTATGGCCTTAATCCAGAATGATTGTGCGTTGCCGGTCCTAAAATCAAGGATAATTAAATTGTTACCCTTTAGTCCGGCAGCAATAGAAAAACCCGTTAACCAACTACTGCCATATCTTATTTCGTAACCGGCTAAATCTAGATCAGTTACTTCAGACCAACCGAAATAAAGTCTATCCCTACTTTGATTTACAAGAAAAGTGGTTACATTAGCAGGCGCTGCGGATTTACCGATCAACTGAATAGTAGCAGTAGGACTGCCGGTTATGCTTCTTACTCTTCCGTTATATCCAATGGACACAACAGCAATTTTATAATTTACTCCGTCAATAAGATTGCCAATTATAGAGAAACTACTGCCAATGGTTTCGCCTAACGGTGTCCAACTATACCCGTTGTTGTCTGATATAAATAACCTCACCTTATCTAATGTTAATACGTAATTGCTTGTAACCGGGTTAGTCCACCATACATCGATAGCGTTTTCTATCGTGCCATCTCCTAACTTTACTAACCTTTCAGTTAGCGTTAAATTTTCAATATCGGGAACAGCTAAAGTAAGCGCAGAATAATTATTGTCCGGCAACACAATAATATCCGTATTATAAACATCAGCGTCATATTCAATCGCAGTAATCTCCACTTCGCTATTCTCCACGCGTTTCATTGACACAATCCGGTAAGGTGCTACAATCTTGTTTTCCTCTCCGATAGAGTAAACATCAAAATTAGCCGGCGCATTGGTAAATGCACTTGATACATTAACTGCGGTATATGTGCCTGCGCCATCATTGATATATCTTTCCTCGATAGTGTCGTCAGCAAACCTGATCATTATCTTATAGGTCTTGGCGTTTTCTAATGTAACCGGCTGATCTAATTTAACTAAAGTAGTAGTACTATCAACCTGAACCCTTCCTGAACCTATACCCCAAGCCGGCACATCGTGGGCCACATTTATAATATCTCCTGCCTGACAAGCAATAGCATCAATGCCGGCCTTAAGGGTAACTGTGCGATGTATACACTTGGCCAAATTAAGCGCATACTTACCCTCTCTTATCGCCTGGCTTATGCGCGTGCAGAATAAACGTAAAGATTTTTTACGGATAGGGTCGCCTAAGGCAATAGACGCTTCATCCATTACCGAAATAACCTCCTGCTTGTAATTTAATTCCTTGTTCGTAAACTGGACTTCAATTACATTGGGGATTTCCTTGATAGACTTCCAAGATTGAACAAAACTCTCGGATATAATATTCCCCATACCAAACATCTGGACAGGACTTTCGGCTTTGTCTATCTTTAGCTTAATTGCTCCATTAGAATAAAAAGTAAAACACCGGAATGTTGCAGATAATTGCGTCAATAAATCAATCGCTTTGGTTGCACTATCTATAACTACATCTAATCTAAATCTTTTTTCATAACCACCCCTACCATCTGATACTTTCTCCTCGCAATATTTAGCCATTTCTAATAACTGCACTGCATCTATATTAGATGTGGCAATATAACCACCTAATCCATATCGAATATTAGTAAATAGGTCCCTGAAGCACCATACCGGATTAGCAGAATAAGCTATTACATAAGTAGTGCCATCCCAATATAAAGTACTATCATCAGCTAATAACTTAAATGAACTATTAAGGGGGTCCCAATAATAATCATCCCAATTAACCGCAGTCCCGCCCTCTGCGGTTAAAACCGCCGGGATACTAACCTTTACGCCCTTAACTAAACTTGTGACTGTAGGCGTACTGCCGCTTAATTGATCGGTTGCAAGGGCTTCAACTCCCAATAAAGCTACATTAGGATAGATAAGTGGTTCGTCTTGAGCGATTTCATCCACACCTTTAAGGTAAAGGTCGCCTTGCTTCATTGGATCTAAGCTACTATCGTCAGAGGTCCGTGTTACCCGGATATCATATTGTCCTGCGGTAAGTCCAGATTGACGGAATACCCTGCGTAAATCTGTCCTTGATTTACCGTCTATAGTTGTTAAACCGAAGTTAGTATAACTTGCGTCTGCGTGTAGTTTATATTCAACTTGATAAGTTACTGCCCAACTTTCTAATGCACCACTGCTGCTATTACTTTTGAATAATCCACCTATACAGGTAAGTTTTAATTCAAATGCGGTAATGTCTGTATTTACTGTTGTATATACATAAGCATTATTTTTGGTAAGATTAGCGTTAAGTGGCTTTAGATCGTGACTATCATTAAAGCTTGCTATTTGTGCTTGACTATTTGTGCCATATCGTTTAGTTAAAACTATGTCATCAAAATTTGCTGATGGATTTTCATTTATTTCAATAGTGTCTATGCTTTCAATCTCACCTTCACTTAAAGAAATAAGTAAATTAAGGTATTCTTTGTCGCCATCTGTCCGGATATATTGGTTAATTATATTGCCACCTACTCTATGTATTCCATAAACTATCGGTATTGGAGTGCCCACATCTTGGGTATTGGCTATTCCGTTCCACCCATAAGTAGGCGAACCTTCATCTAAACCATCACCATTGGTTCCGAAATTTGGTGTTTTAGGTCTTACGCAAGCGGAATATATTGAGTAAGCTAAGGATAAAATTGCAAGCGCCCAACCAACCGCAACTGATATACCTGCTAAGGTTGCGGCAGTAGCAGCAGAAAAACCTAACCAAACAAAAAACGCAGCGGGTATTTTTACATCCGAAGAAACTATTACCTCATCGCCATCTTTAAGTGCAATAGTTAAGTCTTTTACTACTGCCCCGGTAACTACAACCCTACTTTCGTTTAATTCAAATCCGGTTTCATTAAGGTACTCTTGTAAGGATTTATTTACGACAAGGGGCAACTCTTTTACTATGCGCCCTTCGTCTTTTAGGATATTCGGAATATATTTAAACGTTATCATATTGATCTTGATAGTTTTTGAAACTGTGTTATCATTAATAATATGAAAATCTTATTTGCCATACTTATCTGCATTACTTTATGCGGTTGCTGCGCCTCTGTCCCTATTCCAATTGTTTTCAATCATCCAAAAATTAGCATTGGCATGACCAAAGAACAACTGATGAAAGAATATGGAGCTCCAAATTCTTGGAGTCGCCAAGTTATTAATGATAAAACCTACGAAGCTTGGTATTACTATAATTTTTCTGAAACTTATGATTTTGTAGATAATACTCTCACCGGATATAGCAGTAGAAGTGTATATCACTCCGCAAACAATACAGAAGACGTTAGAAATTACCCACCAAAATAAATTCATTGCATTAACCCCTTGTGTCTATAAAATCCATAAAACCTTTTTTGACAACTTGGGTGGCTTATCCTAGAAACAATTGTTCCTAATTTACAAGAATTTACAAATCTATCATTATCAAACATAACTCCGAGATGATTTATTACTCCTTTTTTATTTTTAAAGGCAACCAAATCAAACAATTGCGCTTTGGTTACTTCTTGGAAATCTTTATGAGCATTTTCTAAAAAAATATTCCTATTCTTCCAAGACCAATCGATATCGTAGTCTTCCTCTATATCGAATAATTTAATTCCTAAATCCGCATAGATAGCAATAACTATCCCATAACAGTCGAGTCCAGTTAAGTCTCTGCCTTGATGTTTATAAGGAATTCCAAGATATTTGTGTATAATAAACTGCTCTGTCATTATGTAAACAATCTATTCGTTGGTACGCTTGGAAACCCACCGAATCTTGCTATATTAATCATGGTATCCTTACAAGTTGCCTTACGTTTGTCGCAGGTAGTTTGCGCCCCACCATACCCACACTCCGTTGATTTAAACTTCCACCGACAATAATTACGGTTATAAATTCCATTGGGTAATGTCAAATCAATAATGTCATATTTGCTTGATAAGTTAAACTCAACTGTGTCTTGAGTAGCAATATAGTTATCTATGTAAAAAATAAACTTAATGTTTGCGTCAGTATCGTTTAACTGGTTAGCCCAGACTAAAGTGATCGTTACCTTCTTGCCCCTTAGATCATAGCTTTCAAGATAGGCTTGCATAACCCTATTAACATTGGCTACTGTAACCCTAAAATTATTAATCTCCCCCTGTGAATTCTCCCCGATCTCATCGTGTTTTATGGGAAATTTGGTATAGGTTACGCCATCGTAGGTTATGTCGGTATCCCATTCGGCAAGATTTAAATCTACGCTACCGTTATAATCTTCAATAGAATAAAGATAGATCGGCTGATTTGAGGGTTTGTTTTTTTCTGATTTAAATGTACTGTCTAATGTATACATTATAAAATGCTCACTAACGTAAATTCAAAATCATATAATCCACAACTTGTATGGCTGTAAGTTAAGCTATCTTCCTTAAATCTTACTGTTAAGGTTGCTGCGCTGATTGGATGGGTCCAGGTAAAAGAAGTCAGTGCTCCTTTTTTGCTATTAAATAAAGTTGTAACGGTCCCTAAATCAGTCACGCTCCTATTTTTATAAACTAACTTATACTCCGTAATAGCACTTGAACGCTTTGCCCTGCGTTGTTCAGCGCCATTTTCAAACTGCGAGATTAAAGTTTTATATTGCGGATTTTCGTCAAATACAAAATCTGGTGCTAATAAAAATTCATTAGCCATAGGTTTTAACCGCCCCTCTTACTCCTGAATTATTTTTAAGCGCGTTTATAATAATGCCCTCTATTGATTTGCGATTGCGCATAATGTCTTGAGTATCCCACGCCTGTATGACCACTACTGTAGGTTTTTGATTACTACCACCCTTTTCATACTCAGCGTTCTGCTTACGTGATAATATTCTCTCCCCTGTTTGCGCTATGATCGGCACCTCATCAACAGCAAGACCACCATGTGCCCTTACAATACCTCCGGAATGAAAATAGGGAGTAGCCACTGTATTAGTAGGAACATTAACAAAATTGGCACTTCCATAACTTCCCTGTGATACGCCGCTACTATAACTTCCGCCACCGGCTACTCCGCCCAAACTACCGAGTATATTTAAGATATTGCCTACTAATGTTTTCCCTGCCATAACCGCCCGAACCATCATCCATTCGGCGA